TCGACCTGTTTACTTCTTATATAACACCAAGTGAGACTACCTTTATCAGCGTGGATGTAGCAAGACTAGGGACTGATAGCACAGTAATTGCGATATGGAAATGACTTGAGTGTATTAGAATCATCAAGGTCAAAGGAAAAACAACCGACCAGACCGCAGAGATAGTTAAAGGACTTGAATGAGAATATCATGTAATGAGACAAAACATTGTAGTTGATACTGATGGATTAGGTGCTGGAGTCGCTGATCAATTGAGAGGTTGCTACAACTTTCACAATGCAAGCAGTCCAATCAAAACGGAGCAGGAAGAAAGGTTTGGGAACTTAAAAACTCAGTGCTACTTCAAACTCAGAGAGAAAGCCGAAAAAAGAGAAGTCAGAATCAATGCAGATGGAGAAATAAAAGATCTACTTTGTCAGGAGCTTGAGAACATAATGCTCAAAAATCCTGAAAATGACTGAAAAGTTCTCTTGGAGAGCAAGGAAGAACTCAAAAGGAGGATAGGAAGAAGTCCAGACTCTGCTGATGCAATAATGATGAGAATGGTATTTACAATTGAGAAAGCAGACTGACCAATTCAGACTTATAAAGCAGTATTTGATACTTACGAATAGATTTATTTATACAAAAGATACTCATGAATGAAGTAACGCAGAAAATGATAGAAAAAGTGAAAGGGCGAACGAAGGAGCAAGTCCAAGAAAAAGTCCAGAACGAGTATCAAGCAGGACGAGAGCTTGCACAGATCAAAAGACCAATACTATTGAACTATCTCAGAGAGTATAATATCAACTGAGATGTGATGCAGAAGGGAGATGTCGTGAAATCTAAGTCTCTGTACACAAACAGAAATCTTTTTGTCTCTGCTCTCTACAAAAACAGACCAATCATTACTTTTGAGGGGAGGAAACAAGGAGACTCTGAGTATGCAGATACTTGGAATAATCTCCTCAAGTTTGATTATGAGGAACTAGAAGAAGATATTATCAGTTATAACAAGATTTGTGATATTGTGGACTATGGAATTTATCTCGCAGTAGATGAATGATGGGATAAAACGACAGAAAGTCCAAAGAAGTGATTGTATAGTCCGTTGTGCTGGATACCTGATCCAAACTTTGATATCGTAAAGTGATTTAACTTTCATTGATTTGAGCTTCAATTGACGGAGTCAGATTTCAACTCTTTATATCAGAATACGGAATATCTCCTCACCGATAAGGAACTCAAGCAACTTAAAGAGGAACTAGGAAGTGAATATCAAGCAGGATTAAGGAACTGGGCTGAGTGAGTAGGAATTGGAGATAGATTTATGATCACTGCGAGCCCACTAAGAACCTTCTCAGTATATAGGCACTTTACAAAGCTCAATAATCGTTGGTATCTTACTGAGCGAGGAAATGAAAGAAGTCTCCTCCTCAGATGTGAAGAACTCGATGCAGTAAGGGTAGAAGAGAAAAAAGACTGAAGTCAGATTCCTTGTCCTGTGGTACATGCTTGGTTGGTTCCGAAATCTGGAGATCCGTATGGACTTTGTGTAGGAGATATTGCAAGAGACAATCAATATACAGAAGAACAAGTAATGAACCTCCTATTTAATAAGATCCATGAAGAAGTTTTTTCAGGAGTAACCTTGTATGATCCAGCATATATTGATGGTAAAGAATTGGCAAAAAAGAAAGTAGGGAAAAGAAAATATATCCCTGCAAAAATGCCTATGAATACTAAGATCATTGACAATATCCAAACACAAACCTCAAGCAATACTGATGGATACAATCTTCAAAATATACTTGAGAATAAGGCAAAAAAAGAAGTTGGGTTTGATGAGCAAAGTATAGGGGTGTATAGTAAGACAATCACCGCAACACAATCACAGCTCCTTCAAGCGAATCAGAATGTAAGACTGTCAACGATATTTAAGATTTTTCTCCGAGGAGAAAAGAGGTATTGGGATGTATTGCGATATAGAAGCTACCAAAAGCATTTCAAGATGAAGTCTGAGAAGAATATCACACTCAATAGTGGGATAGGAACGGTTACTTTTACTGTGAAAGGGAAAGACCTTCAAACAAAAAAAGATCTCCGTTTAAGGCTAGTATCAATCCTAGATAAAGCAGAGCAAGATGAAGCAAACAGATCAGCAATGATGGCAAGCTATCAACCTCTCATGCAAGGAGCAAGCGAATTTGGGAAGATTCAGCTTACAAGACAATTTGCAAAGATTGTAGGACTAGACAAGGAGCTTGTGAATATGGTATATGATTATCCACCTGAATACTATCAAGCGACAATGGATTTGGAGTTATTGAACAATGATGAAGATCCGTGAGCGATAGAGAATATGTCAGAGAATCATGATATTTATATCCAAGTGTATCAGCAGGCAATTGATACCTCTGCAAAAAAGAGGGCTATTGAGGCGAGAAAGAGGGCAAGGATTATGAGCTGACAAGCTCAGATGCAAGCAATGCCTCAAGCTCCTCAGTGAATGGATGCAAGTACTAACCAGCTTGTCTCTAACTATATCAGTCAAGAAAACAAAGCGAATAACCAACCAATAGCTTTATGACCTAACGCAATAGATAATGTTCCAACTGAATAGTCAAGATCGTGAGATTATTGAACAAGCAATAGAAGGGAGATTTTGGGAATTAGTCCAACAATATATAGAACAAAGGAAAAATGATCTCAAAACTGGCATTCTTTCAGGGTTAAATGAGGAAAGAAGTAAGTCCAAGCGAAATGATAGGGATTTGGTACTGACAGAGCTTGTCTTATTGGATGAGTTCTTGAATATACCAAACAACCTAAAAACACTGATCAGTAATGAAACTGATATATCGGCAGAGGCTGAAACTGCTTAAGAACAGCATTTTATATTCTATTATTACAACGATGGCAAAGATCGTGTATGATGACGGAAGGGAAGAGACCTTCAACCAAGAGGATTTTATCTCTAGAGCTGATTTGGAAGAGAATTACCTCTCTAAAGAAGATGTAGAAGAAAACTATGTCTCAAGGGAGAAGTACAATCAGAAAAAACAGCAAGCAAAATCAGCTTTTGCTGACAAAGATAAAGCCAAGCAAGAGGCTCTTGCAACAGAAAGCGAAAGACTGAGAAACGAACTAAGAGATGAGATCAGATTCACAACTAAGCACGGATTTGATGATATCCCTGAGGAAGTCAAGCAGGCAAAGGAAAAGCATCCAACATTGAGTTGGGATGAAGCAATGAGTGTTTCTGGCTACAAACCAGCAACAATCGAAAATCCTAATCCATGAAGGGCTAATCCAAATGTATTTAATCCTGAAAAGAAAGAATACACGCTTGAGGAATTGGCGAAACTTCCACAGGAGCAATACAATCTCGTAGCTGCCCAAATCGAAAAGGGAGAAATTAAAAGAGTGTTAAGTGGTGAATAGTTTTATTTGTCTAGTATATAAAGGATGACAACAGAAGAGAAAATCAAGCTCTATAAAGAGCTCCATCCAGAGGGAAAGTCGTTTCCTACGAATAAAAAACCTGATGAAAGACCTGAAGATATGCAGTGGCTCGATGACAAGATTCAAGAGTTTAAGGCACTCAAAGAGGGATCTAATCAACCAGTAGAAGAATCGGCTGTCCCTGAATCTGAGGTAGTAATAGAATCACCTACTCCTGAAACTGATCCAGTAGAAGAAGTGTCTGTATGGTCAGAATCTATTCCTGCTCCTGAGGTTAAATCTGAGGTAGAAGTCAGTGAAGAAGTAGAAGTCTACACTGTAGATCAACTCAAATGTATACCTGAACCTAAGTTCTCAGAAATGATCAAACTCGCAGAGGAGGGGAAAATCAAGGTAGTAAATCAGCTTTAAAATGTTTTTTTATCATTAACCAATTATAAACAATGGCACAAACTGATGTAATTAGCACCTTATTTGCTAAAGACCTTAAAAGAAGGATGAGCGACAAACCTAGATTGCCGTTCTCAATGTTTGCTAACTTCGAATACGAAGGACAGCTTAAAAATGCAGGAGATACTGTAGTAGTTCCTGTATCTCCAAAGATCGAAATGACTGATGCATCTAGCGAAAATGCAGGGGATCTCAGAAAAACAACACTTGGAGATATCACAGCAAGTGAAAGAGTGATCACTAAATCTCAATTGAAAGTGGATAAGCTCCACAGATATAGAGAAAAGTTTACAACTCTTGAGGAAATCCAAACAAGTTATCTTATCAAAGCAAATAGAATGCAAGATCTCCATACTGCGATGGATGTAGCAGTAGAAAAGGGAATCTTGGCTTGTATTGATGCGATGCTTACTGCGAATACTGCTCAAGTTATCAATGCTGGAGAAGCTTTGACTGAAGAAAATGTAGCAAAACACATTATGAAGCTCAGAACTGCGCTCTCTAAAAAGGATGTACCAATGGATAATAGAATCCTTGTGGTATCTCCTGAAGTATCAGCATTGATCGCAATGGCAAAGATCCTTAATGGAACTGATGATGCTTCTCAGGCTGCAATTGATGGATGGCTTGGAAAGTTTGCTGGATTCAAGGTATATGAATCTAATCTTTTGACAGGGAATAAGCTTTATGCGTTCCGTGCTGGTGCATACAACTATGTAAGACAAATGATGGTAGGAAAAGTAACAGAAGCAGAAGCTGGAAATTACTTTAATATCATTGGAGAAATTGCACACGGTGGAAAGGTATTTGATCAGAATATCGAACAGATCGTGCAATTGAAGTATACCTAGTGTTATGAAGATGAGCCGTTGTAATGATGGCTCTCTTTGCTAAAGAGTCAGACTTGTTTTTATTTTTTAGCATTGAGAAATGAACGTAAAAGAAATCATAGAATTAGCATGTTATAAAACTAACACTAGTAAAAATCAGTATCCTGATCACTATCTCCTCTCACAATTAGATAAAGTTTATAAGAGAATATGGAGAGCAATAGTAACTGCAAATGAAAAGTATCTCTGGAATAGCTGGACTACAGATATTCAGAATGGAGTAAGCGAGTATAGTATCCAAAGAAAAGAGGAGGCATTGAGTAATGATGTAACCATCCCTTGAATAGCTAAAATTCTCAAGGTAAAACTAAAACAAGGGGACAGCTATGAAGAACTTTCTGAATTGAGTGAAGGAGAGCAAGGGAAAGGGTGGTATCTAGCAGATAATCATATAATGCTAAGCCGAATCCCTGAAAAAGATGAAGAAGACTGACTAATGATAGAAGGGATCGAATCCATACAGACAATCAAAAAAGAACAGGAGGTGCTCTTTAAGGGGCACGATGATTTGGAGGACTTTGATCATATCTTGAGCTTGGGACTCGAGGCTGAGCTATGGAGGGGGAAGCAGGATCTAGACAAAGCAAACTATGCAAAGCAAGAATTTGAAGCTTGATTGGATGAAATGATAAGATTTGTAACTGCAAGAGAGCAAAGAATTTATATGACTAAACTAGAATACTAATGGATAAGCTCAATTTCTATCAACAGGGAGCAAGGAGTTTTGCTCAAAGTAAATATTGGGATAACAAAGGAAATATTCTCATGGGTAAAAATATAGATATTTGGAGTGATGAGCAGGCTATAAAAGCGAGCATAAAAAGTAAATATAAACAAGATATCGGTTTAGTTGATAGCTCTTGAACATATAATATTAGAAAAGGCAGTGATGATATATATTCTGAAATAAATGCTGAAAATGGATATCTTAACTTTGAGGAAGAATATAATAAGCTCAATATCCAAACTGCAAGAGTTAGAGGGAATTTTAATAAACATGAATTTTGAGAAGTAAAAAAGTTATTTATGTCGCATAGAAGGAGATGAGGATATAGTACTGCAACTATTTTTACTGATAAACTTGTGGCAACCTGTTATAATTGATATCATTATCCTACACTTAAGGCAACTGGTAATGGTTGCGAAATTGAACAAAGTGGAAGAAATATTTTGATTAAAAATGCGACTGCAAAAAGATTTAGTGTATGGTTGGATCCACAGATAGATTGATATGCAGTGGGGAGTATAAAAATATGACAAAGCTCAGATTCTAAAGCAAAGATTACAAAAATTAGTAATTTTTCTCCAATGTTAAGATATGAAGAAGAAAGTGATAATTGGAATATTGAATCTGCAAGGAATACTAATATCTCTTTAATATCAAATTGATCTATTGAAAATGAAGTAAAATATAGTGGGCTTCATCTTTATAGAGGCTGAGGAGGTAATAATTGTCTAAGTATTAGTTTTGAAAAAGGAGAAAGTAGCGAAATTGCTATATGGTTAGAACTTCAACCTATATCGTATATATTCCAACCACTTGTTCCTGCTAGTAAAAGAGGGTTTATTAAAAATAGTGAAGATGAAATTGTAGTGACTCATAATGAAAGAGTTAGTATATTTTCTTATCATAAAGAATGGAGTCCTAAAACCATAAATGAAAGACAAAGGTCAACAATGCTACTTAAAGAAATGTCAGAAATCTTTATTCAGGATTGAGCTAATTTTGTATTTCTTGTTTCGATGGGAGAAAATAGGGTGCTTGGTGTTAATAAGGTAGATAATTCTGAAATTATATTACTTTCTCCTGATGGGGAACAACTGAGCAAAAAACAACTTCAAGGAATTAAGCTTCAAGCTTGATGTGTTAATGATGGAATAGTATATTTTCTCTATCAAGAGGGGTATGAATGGGGATTGGGAATGTTTAATGGTGCAGAGATAATAAAAAGTTTTATTATCGAAAAATATAAATTGGCTGTGTTGGCAGTCAAAAATAGAGAACCTTATCCTTCTTGGACACATAACCGAGAAGAAGAGTGGAGTAAAAAAATGATTATTCATAGAGGGAGAATTTATATCCAAAATATGACAAGGACAAAAATTTTTTGTCGAAATAAAGGTACATGAGCTATGATATATCAGGGGAAACCGATCTGAGAACTTATTTTATATGATGGGAACCTTCTTTTCAGCGAATGAGGTCGAATGCGGAGAATAGGAGAATTAAATGAAACAAGTAAGCAATATTTGTGAGAGCGGGAGGTCGTATATCCAGTCATTATTACAAATTATCAATTGGAAAAAGAGCCGTGGAAAGTTAGCCTTGGATATCGTTTACCAAGCACTAAAACAGCATTGGAAGTCTGGTGTGCGGTTAATGAAACATGTTTTTGGACTATTAAATGTGAGGACTTTAATGCAGAAGTGGGAGAAAAGTTTTTTATTTATGGGACAGCAAAAGAAAAAATACCTCAACTAGAATATATAGAAAGTAATGGGAACGAGCATACCTTTATGTTGTTAGAAGATGCTGAGCTTATCGAAACTAGAAAGCGAGATTCTTTCAATAAAGGAGTGGTTAGTATTGTTTCTATCAAAACAGATAGAAGGTGGGAAATTTTACATATCCATCATTTCAGAAAAGTTGCTGAAATAAAAGTTCCTGATGGGCAATGACACAAGGAAAGTCAAGATACTATTGTACAAATCAATAACTATCTTAATGCTCCTAATATTCATACCCTTCAACTTATGGTTAGAGGGAAGGGGACAGAAGATGTGATGCCTACCCTTTATAGCATCAATTTATATACTGAACAAAGGGACAGATGGTAGCAACAGATAAAAGTGGTTTTAGTGAAGATTTGTTGGTTAAAGATAAGTTGGGTTTTACTATTCAACCTTGAGTACAAACGAATAAGTATAACAAACTCAATATCCAACAATCTGAAAAAGAAGAATTAAGAGAGGTTTATAGAGAAAATCTAAAAATAAGGAATGCAGAAAATATTATTTTGGATCAAATTGAGATCAAAAAGTCAGGATTATACTTTTTTACACTACAAATAAGCACAATCTTTAATCCCTGAAAAAAAGGAACAGATAAAATCAAGTTGATGAAAAATGAAGACAATCTGATTTATTCTTCGCTTCCTATATTAAATCAAGAATGGGAAATGACAATTTCCACATCTGCATTAGTTAAAAATGGGGAAACTATAAGAATAATCTTGGAAGGAACTGAAGATTATCAATATTCTTTATTTAAA